ATAAAGAAGAAATAAATATAAAAGCTAAAGAATATCGTGAAAATAATAGAGAAAAAGCAAATGAATATGCAAAAGAATATAATAAAAATCATAAAGAAGAAACGAATAAACGTCATAATAATAGAAAGAAAACAGATATTAATTATAAACTAGCATGTAATTTGCGAAGCAGATTAAATGTGGCTATTAAAAATAATCAAAAATCAGGTTCAGCAGTGGATGATCTTGGTTGTAGTATTCCACGATTAAGGATATATCTCGAATCTAAATTTCAACCTGGAATGACTTGGGATAATTGGAAACATAGTGGTTGGCATATTGATCATATCATTCCATTATCATCTTTTAATTTAGAAAATAGAGAAGAATTATTAAAAGCAGTTAATTATATTAATTTACAGCCATTATGGGCAAAGGATAATTTAAGTAAAGGTGATAAATTAATTTAAAAAAGTATGATATAATATAAGTATGACAATAAATGACGCGTTTTTCATCTATAAATCTTTAAAATTAGAACTAGAAGGTAAAGACATTCAACCCAATAATTTTTATAATATAAAACAAGGCACAAAAATAAAAATTCTTCAAAAATTAATTGATGAAAATATAAATTTACTTAAATTTTTTACCTCTAATATATCATTGTCTAAGGATTTTTATTTAGAATTTCTCTCTACAGAGAAGGGTTATAATCTTGCAATGAGCAAATACAGAAATTTTGACGAAGTATTAGAAAAGAAAAGAATTTTATTCTTCAAAGAAATTATAATTGAATGTAAAAAAATGAAATACGTGGATTATGAAGATAGAGATAGATTTATTAAACTAACTAAAGAATTAAATTATAAACTATTTGCTTTAATATATCCTGAAGATAAAGAATTATTACTAAGTTTAGATGATAAAGAATATATAAAAAAAATAATCAGAATGAACATGATATTAAGAAACATGGAAAATTATAAAAAAATAAAAAAAGAAATATTAAAATACTTGACAAATAAAAAATTATAGGTTATAATATAAATATGAAAAATAAATTAAAACTAATATTATGGGGTAAAAATTTAGAATTACCAATAGATTATGATAATTTAGAATTTGATAGATATGAATTAAAATATAATAATAAATATGAATTATATTTTTATAAAAATAATAAAATGATTAAATTAATAATGTGGTGGTATAATGGGAATAAATATGATGAATCTAATTATAAAAATGGAGAAAAAGATGGAAAACAGTATATGTGGTACGAGGATGGAAAATTATTTTATGAATTTAATTATAAAAATGATAAAGAAAATGGAAAACAATATATATGGGATGAAAATGGGAAATTAAAGCATGAAGTTGATTATAAAAATGGAAAATTAATATGAAAAATAAATTAAAACTAATATTATGGGGTAAAAATTTAGAATCACCTATAGATTATGATAATTTAGAATTTGATAAATATAAATTAAAATATGATTATGGATATGAATTATTTTTATATAAAAATAATGAAATAATTAAAAAAATTTATTGGTTTGAAGATGGAAACTTGTCATCTGATTGGAATTATAAAAATGGAAAATTTGATGGAAAACAACATGGATGGTATGAAAATGGAAATAAAAAATATGAAGATAATTATAAAAATGGAGAAAGAGATGGAAAACAATATGTATGGCATAATGATGGAAATAAATATGGTGAATGGAATTTTAAAAATGGAAAAAAATATGAAAAATAAACTCATTTTAATTGACTTCAATAATATAATGTATATTTCTATATTTTCTAATTATTTAAGAGAAAAATATCAAGATTTAAAAATAAATTCTGGAAATGAAAATAAAATACAAGAAATAACCAGGGATACTTTAAAAATAATAATGTTAAAAATATTTAATATTTTAGAATATAATTCAAATTATAATCTTAATATTTTATTTGCAAAAGATGGTAAGAAATTATGGAGAAAGGATATATACCCAGAATATAAAATCCATAGAAAAGCTAATAGAGAGAATACTGGATTTGATTTTCCAATGATTTTTGAAATATTTGAAAATATATGGAATATAATTAAAGAAATTTTACCGTATAGGTTTATTAATATTAATAATATAGAAGTGGATGATGTGATATCCATTATATCTCAATATGAAATAGATAAATGGGACAAGATTCAAATATATAGTGCAGATGGTGACTTTATACAATTATTAAAAGAAAGTAAAATAGAATTATATAATCCCAGAAAAGCAGAATTTACTATTGTGGATGATCCAAATTATCAATTATTTGAAAAGTGTATTATAGGAGATCCCGGTGATGGGATTCCAAATATATTCTCTAAAACATTAAATGAAAGACAATCTCCTATAAGAAGGACAAGGATTAAATTTTGGTATGAGAATAAAAAAGAATTTGTCTTATTTCTTAAAAATCAAACAGAAGATGTAAAAAAGAATTATATAAGAAATGTAAAATTAATAAATTTATTTCAAATACCAGAGAGTATTAAAAATAAAATAATAGAAGAAATTAATAAAGATAAAAATGAATGGAATTTTAATAAGTATATGGAAATTGCTAAATTATATGGAATAAATGAAATGATACAAAAAATATTTTATTTTGAAAAGGGCTTGACAAAATAAATGAAAAATAAATTAAAATTAGTATTATGGGGTAAAAATTTTCAATTACCAAAAGACTATAATAATTTAGAATTTGATAATTATGAATTTGATTACTCTGATGATTTTAAACAACGAAAATTATTTATTTATAAAAATAATAAAATGATAAAACAAATTTGGTATTGGGATAACGGAAATAAAAATAGTGAATATAATTGGAAAAATGGAAAATTTGATGGAAAAGGATATGAATGGTATGAGAATGGAAAATTGTCTTATGAATCTAATTTTAAAAATGGAAAATTTGATGGAAAACAATATTCATGGTGGAGTGGTGGAGAATTAGCTTATGAACTAAATTATAAAAATGGAAAAATATGAAAAATAAATTAAAATTAGTATTATGGGGTAAAAATCTACAGTTACCAATGGATTATGATAATTTAGAATTCGATAAATATGAATTAAAAGACAACAATGGATATGAATTATTTTTATATAAAAATAATAAAATGATTAAACAAATTTGGTACCGGTCTAATGGAAATAAAAATAAATATTTTGAAGAAAATTATAAAAATAGAAAATTAGATGGAAAACAATATGGATGGTATGAAAGTGGAAAATTATGTTATATGTCTAATTATAAAAATGGGAAAGAAATTTCTATAAAATGAAAAATAAATTAAAATTGATATTATGGGGTAAAAATCTACAATTACCAATGAATTATGATAAATTAAAATTTGATGATTATACATTAGAAGATGATACTTTAAATTTATTTAAAAATAATAAAATATATAAAACTATTTGGTACTATAATAAACAAATATTATATGAATATAATTATGCAATTGATATGTATAGTTATGAAATTAATCATGGAGATGTTAAATGGAAGATTTAAAAACAATTATTAAAAATATACAAAATAATATTAATAATAAAGACGAAAATCCAGTTAAACGATTAGAATCTAATTCTGATAAAGCACTACAATATTCGGAATTATTATTTAGAGTCAGAAGACAATATAATAAAATTAAAATAGAATATGATAAGAAATATTCAGAATTATGGCAACAAACTATGTCTGGGCAAAGTCATAAAATATGTAAAAATATTAGAGATAGAGAAACCTTCATACATGAAAATAATGATTATATTGAATTAAGAAAGAAAACAGAAGAATTGGAAAATATTGTAAAATTATTAGAGAATATAGTAGAAATTTATAAACAAAGAGAAGCATCAGAAAGAATGATTTTTAAATTTAATGCAGAATAATTTCATTTTTACTTGACAAATAAGAATTAAAGGAATATAATATAGATATGAATGAAATTAATTCTAAATTAAGATTAGTATTATGGGGTAAAAATTTACAATTACCAATGGATTATGATAATTTAGATTTTGATAGATATGAATTAAAATATAATGTATTAAGAATTTATAAAAATAATGAAATGATTAAACAAATTATATATCTTAAAAATAGGAAAATATGGTATGTGTTTAATTATAAAAATGGAGAACAAATAATATGAAAAATAAATTAAAAACACTTGACAAATTAAAAATCATGTGATATAATATAAACATAAGGAGAAAAAATGAAAAATAAATTAACTTATCAAGACGCAAAAAAGGACAAAAATTATTGGATTGGTGTTTACCACATTAAAGATATACCAATTGACAATAAATGTTTTACTTTAGTTGGTATTCTAAGTAAAAATACCAATATTTTATCCCTTGGATTTTCTTTTTGTCATGAATGGGATAATTATAATAAGAAAATTGGATTAAAAATTGCATTTCATCGTGCTTTAAATGAAAATTTATTTACTTTTAATGATTGTATAGGAAAAAGTAATGCTCAAAAAATAATTAATAACATTATTAATTATTGTTATTTTTGTCCAAGTACAATTCACAAAATTAATTATAAAGTAAAATATTATAACATGTTAGAAGAAGTCACAACAAAATATGATACCCATTGGCCGATTGATAAAATATTTGAATATTTAAGTAAAATGTGAAGAAAATGAGTGGTTATGATTCAGATTGGCGTTATTGGATAAGAGATGAAGCAAAAGAAATTGAAATTAAAAAGAAAATATGGTTAATTGAAAGTACATATTTTACTTCCACTCTTATTCATAATAGTGATAGTTTAGTTTTAATACTGACAGATGGAAAATTAAAAAAAGAAATAGAATTATATAAACTTCCAAAAAAAGATATTAATCTTTTATATAGAAGATTTGAAAAAAGGAGTAAAAAATGAAAAAAGAAATAATTGAATGTGAATTATTGACAAACACAATAAAAATTATTGAAGAAAGAATTTTAATACTCCAAAGATTATATAAAAGAATTCAAGAGAGTGAAGAAAATAATATCAAAAATGAAATGTTTATTAAAGGATATTTACAAGCATATCAAGATTTAATAATAAATCTTTCTAAAGAAAAAAACATATTAATAGAAAATTATAAATCACAAATTGATATTTATGTATAAGGAGTAAAACATGAAAAAATATCATTTAAAATGTATATTAGTCGGAGTCATTGCTGGACAAATTTTGGGTACAATTATTAGATTTATAGATGATAAATTATTAATTGCATTGATTGGTGCTACATTTGGATTCATTTGTAGTTTCATCATTACATTTGTTTTAAAAAGAGATGACAAATGAAATTAAAAATCGCAAGAAAAATAGGTGTTGAGTGGGGAATGCGGAGCGATGCCGAATATGTAAACAATATCATACATTCGGCTTCAATAATGTTCCCATATGCAGAAATTGATAAAGAATTAGATGAATTAATAGAAGAAGCTAAAATTGTTGGATTAAAACAATGCAATTGTGGAATGTTTATGAATTCGGATGATGAAGATATATGTTATATATGTAAAAAATTTAATAAATTAAAATAGACTTGACAAATGAAAAATTATAGTATATAATATAAATATAAGATAAAAAGGAGAAATAAAATGAATAAAGATTTTATAGAAAAAATGATAGAATTAGATAATGATCAAAATTATTGTGCTACTTCACAATGCTATGATTTAATATATTCCATAACAAGAGGGTTTCAAATTAAAAAAGTAGTTGAAATCGGAACATTTAAAGGAGTTTCTTCTATATATTTTTGTCAAGCTATTTTAGATAATTCATATACTCCAGAAATATATACAATTGATAATAATGCTATCGATATTGATTTTAAATTAAATAGAAAACAAAAAGCATCTGAAAATTTTAAAAAATTTGGATATGATAAATATATAACAGAAATAATTGGAGACTCTAAATTAGTTTTAAAAGAATTATTTAAAAAAATTGGAAGAGTAGATATTTGTTTTTTAGATGGTGATCATTCTCATGACGCTGTAATGAATGATTTTGTTAATTCTAAAGATTATACTAATATAATGTTATTACACGATACACTTGATGGAAAAACTCCATTAGATGATGAATTAGAATATCTTAAAATAATACAAAAATGTGGTTGGAAATTAATAACATTTCCTACAAAATATATCAATAATAACTATGATATAAATAATGGATATTTAGGTTTATCATTAATTATTAAAAATTGAAAAACACTTGACAAATGAAAAATCATGTGTTATAATATAAACATAAAATAAAAAGGAGAAAATAAAATGAAAGAATTAAAAACTAAAGTAACAAAAAAAGAAAACCCAATGAGATTCAAGTATCCAAAAGGTAGTAAACGCCTGACAGTGGGGGAATTGAGGAAATTTATTGATAATATGCCAGACTCATCACCTTTAACAATTGATGGTTGGGTAAATGAACCTGTAGAAGGACAAAAAGGACCGTATGGTACGTATACTTATGAAGTAAATTGTTTAGTGGGAGGAGATGATTTTTTAGTATTTAATTTTGATTTAGATGAATTTTAAATGAAAAAATTTTTATAGAAAGGAGAAAGAATGGTTAATATTTATATTTGTGGTAATTATAAATGGGGATATAGTGTGATGGATGCTGATACTGGAAAAGAAATTTTTCATGCCAAGACAGAAAAACATGTGTTTAAGTATTTGAAAAAACTAGATCATACTTCAGTTTCTTCACCTATTATGGAAAAGGTTAAAAAGGTTTTGTTTGGAGAATAAAAATGAAAGAAAATGAAAAACTTCCCGATTCAATTCACTTTAATTTTGACGATTTTAAAATTTTATCATCAGATGGTAAAAATGCATTCGTTGAAGGATATTACTTTGAAAATGATAATGATTTTAGATGTGTAATTATTATGAAAAATTCATTTTTAAAAAGAATTTTAGGAAAATGGTTAGATAGAAAAGCAACCTTTTATCATAATTGGGATCATGAATTTTGTGGTGTTGGTTATGTTTATATCAATACAGATAATCAAAAAGTCACAGAAACGGGCACTTTTTACTTACGTGAACCTTTAGACGATGATCCAGATAAAAATGTTAAATACATAGATGTTAAAGGATTCACAGTGAATGATTTTTCTGCTCTTGTAGTGGACATGGAACATGGTTAAAATGAAAAAGAAATTTAGAAAAATTAAATACTTCTTTCAGAAAATGTTTACTGGATATTGTAATGAAGATTATTGGTCGCCAAGAGATGCAATTGCAAAATATAGTTTGGAATTATTAAAACATCTAAGAAATCTTAAATATGGATGTCCAGGAAATTTATCTGAGAAAAAATGGTATACAATTTTAGATAAAATAATATTGGGATTTGAATTAATTATTAGGGATAATGGAAATGGAAATTGGACTGATGAAGAATATGATCAAATAAAAATTGGATTAAAATTATTTTCAGAATATTATTTAGCATTGTGGGAATAAAATTGAAAAAGACTTGACAAATGGAAAATAGTAATGTATAATGTAAACATAAGATAAAAAGGAGAAAAAAATGAATGTATTAATAGAATCTATGTTGGAAGAAAAAGAAAAAAATGATAATAAATACACATTAAAATTTGGATTAGGTAGAGTTTATATTAATGAAGATGAAATAAAAAAAGACGAAAATGAAAAAGAATATAACTATGACGACAAGAAATTAATTTATGATTATATAGATGCAACAGGATTATTAATTTCAAAAACTGCAAATATTTTGGTTTCAACAGAATATGGTAAAAAGATGTACGACTTAGAATCCGCATTTAAGAAAAAAGATTTTGATACCTTTGTAAAAGATGAAAAAATTAAGGTAATTCCTATTAAAAAAGTAAGTGATTTTATAGTAGATTCAGGATATACTAAACCAAGAACATTGATAATTAATAAATTAAATGAATATGTAAATAAATTAAATAAAAAAATTAATATATTATTAGAAAAAGAAATCGAAGAAGAGTCGAATAAAAAATTAATATCTTTAAACAAACAGAAGGATAATATTTTAGTACAAATAAACGCGGAGGAATATGTTAGTTCTTATTTATTTTGTTCTTCTGTTAATCAATTAGTAAAGGGTGTTTTTTCTAAAGAAAACTTTGGTGCATTTGAGAGAGGAGAAAAAAGTGTTCCTAATTTTAAAGCTAATTGTCCTCTTTGTATTTTAAATACTCACTATAAAATATTCAAAACAGATAAAAATTATTATATGAGATTTCTTTTTTTAACCCCCGATGGAGCAAAATACCTGAATTTACCTAAAGAAATAATTTTTAAAATTAAAAGGAAAAAGAAAAAAAATGATAATTTACGTCAATTAGATAAAATTATAGATAAAGTTAAAGAACCAAATATGGTTAGAATTACAAAAGATAGAAATAATAAACGTTTTTTATCCATAACTTTAGATAGAGACTTAGAAATTAAAGAATATTTAGATAATATTCATTCAGGTATTGATTTAAATGTAAAAGATATAGGAGTACATTCTATAGATTGGAACACTAATAAAAAATTACAATCATTTATTATGAGAGACCTAGATGAATTATTAATTAGAAGAAGATGTATTATTAAAGAAAAAATATATTGGCAAAAAATAAAAGATATTACAAGAGATAAAAATGAAAAAATAAAAGCAATAGAAAAAATCAAATCCCTAAGAAAAAAAGAAAAAAATTTAATAAATACTGGAAATTGTCAAATTGCTCAAAAATTAAATAAAACTCTGGACTGTATAGGGAGTAAATATTTACATATTGAAAAATTAAATAATGGAGTTAAATTAAATTCTTATTTGAATAGAAATTGGCCTGTTTGTTTATTAATTGAAAAAATTAAATCGGCAGCTAAAATAACAGGAAGATTTATTATAGAAATATATCCTGCTTATACTTCGCAAAGATGTAGTAAATGTGGTCATATTAGTAAAAGAAATAGAACAAATCAAATGAGTTTTAAATGTGAAAAATGTCATTTTGTTATACTTACTGCCAAAAATTCGGCTATAAATATAGTAACTCCAAATATTGAAAATATAATTCAAAACTTTATAAAAAATAGTATAGATGAACAATTTAATGATTATAAGAGGAAAAATGGGATAAAATAAATATTTAAAAACAACAGGTTGTTGTTTATAGTTCTTTGAAATAATAAAAAAATCCTTATTAAATTAAGGTGGAAATATAAATCGGACATATATTTTATATGTCATATGATTTATATTGGGCGTGTTAGATGCCTATCTGACTCACTTTATTGAGGTGATGATCAAACAAATCGTCGGTTTTTTAAACCGATCACGCTCCGAGTGGAATGATATATATATATGATATCTTCCACGCGCGCGAGGGTGAAACTTATGGTAAACATGATTAAGTTTATTAAAAATTAAAATATCTTCCACGCGCGCGAGGGTGAAACTTGTGATTATGTTTAGTAAGTTTATAAAAATTAATATCTTCCACGCGCGCGAGGGTGAAACTGTGAGCATGGCATCATCAATAACAACGGCTGGGATATCTTCCACGCGCGCGAGGGTGAAACTATATAAGCGATGTAAAAAAAGTGTGTCTTGTGTCATATCTTCCACGCGCGAGGGTCGAACGGTGAAGTATTCTTTGGATTGAGATTGTATAATATCTCTTCCACGCGCGCGAGGGTCGAACAGCACTGTACCCAGATTTTCCACTATATCCAGAAAATCTCTTCCACGCGCGCGAGGGTCGAACTTTTAATGGTGAATGGTGGGGGATAATAAAATAATCTCTTCCACGCGCGCGAGGGTCGAACAAATTTGTTATATAGTTTTTATTAATTCAACTAAAGCCAATACTCTTGATAACCATCCTCTTAAAAATTTTAAATTATCTCTAGCCGAAATTTCATTATATCTCTTTATCCTGGCCAATATCATATCATTTAATTCTAAATCTTCAATTTTTCTCGCATAACCAGTACCCATATTAACAGCAGTATCAAATAAAAATATATCTTTTTTAGATTCCATATCATCCAATTCCATTGCATTCCAATAATCATTTTTATAAATTTCTGATGCAATTTGTTTGGCTTCTTCTTTTGGCAAGTCCCACATTTTTGTTACATCTTTTGGGTGGGCTTTAGATGAAATACCAAAAATAGTTTTACCACCAGAATCTTGGGGATCATTAGATTTATATCCCTCCCATTGAAAAACAAAACTTAGAGCAATATCAAAATTACTTTTCATTTTATCCTCCAATGTTATTTATCAGTTTATTTTTTTAATTATTAATATCTCAATTTACACATGCAACTCTCAATTCACACACACGCGAGATGAAACTTTAGAAAAATGGATCACAGATCATCCAATAACAAATTTTAATAATTGATCAATTGTATTTGCTAATTCTTTTTGTCTTTTGGGTCCACTTTTTGATACTAACATTGTAATTTCTCTGATTTTATGGTAATCGGTTAATGCTTCTTTTAATTCTTCTATATTTTTATATGGAAAATAATTGGGTAATGAATATTGTTTAAATGCCTGGAAAATTTCATTTTCTTTGGTGTGTCCCATTTTAATTGCATTTAATCCTTTGCTAATATTATATGAACTGTCATATTGTTCTAATAAAAATTCAATTTCTTCTTTAATTCCATATTTTAAAATATCTTCTGCTGTTAAAATTTTATCCATTTTATCTCCTGATATTATTTATTGTTTTGTGATTTATGTCTCTTAAACCATTGGCTATAGCTTTGCCAGTATGATGTTATGTCGCCGTAATCTTCGATATTATCCTTATAGGAAAGTGGCACTTCATCTCCATTATTATCTGTTAATTCCCTTAAATTATCTCGTTGCATTTCTTGAAGTAACAAATCTTTTTTATTCCGGGCATTATTTACATTTAAAATTGCTTCTAAATATTGTTGTTCTTGTGAACTTGTTGAACTTTTTAATGGAGAAATATTAAATACTCCATCAAGTGTACTTTTATCACGTAATACCCATAAACAATATTTTAATGCCTGAATTAGATCGAAATGACACACACCTGTATATCCTTGATGAGTCATCGTCTCGCCGCCTCTCTTATCTTCGAATAACCTCATTTCTTCTAATAAATATGGGTCACAAATATTTATTGCTCCCGTATCGACAACTCCTTTCATATTTACTTTTAAGTCAATATTATTTTTTCTATCACATTTAAAGCCAAATGGGGCAAATCCCTTTCTCCCTGTGGTTCTAAATATCCTTCGTGTCAAATAATATACCATTTGATCATAATCTCCATCAAATTTTGAAAATAATAAATCTTTAAATAATCTATTTTTTACAGAATATTCTCCTGTTTGAATTTCTGCAATTAGATTTTCAAGTCTGGATGAAAATATGCGTCCAATGTCATTCATTTCAAAACACATATACCATTGATCATTTAAATGTGTAATTAAAAATAACATAATCAGATTAAAGAAATCGTCAGGAAGTATATCTGCTGACATATAATTAAAAGATTGACTTAATGTAAATGATGCTAAACTTGGTTCATTTATATTTGAATATTTTTTTCTTAATGAAACTCCAACAATTGTTGAGAAGTTGAGCCCCTTCCCCTCCGCGCAATCCACTCCAACTAAAAAATGCTGATCCCCAACTGGTTCATAAATTTTAATTGATTCTCCATCAAATTCTTTATTTGGTGTCCACTCATAAAGTGGATTTTTTGCAACAAATCTATTGACTGTAGTCTGATTAAAAAATTTAATTAATCCAGCTTGAATATCGAAGCTATTTCCATACTCTTTCATATATGCTTCAATTCCATTCATGCCAGCACCATTTAAATCTCTAATTCTCTGTTCTTTCCATTCATTATCTCTAAATTTTAATTCTCCAGAAGCTAAATCATAAGATTCTTCACATTTAATTTCTTCTAATCTCCATTTAGGATCATAAGTTGGATGTTCTGGTTGGGTTCTGCACCATATTTCCCAAAATAAATCATGATAATTTGGAGTAGAAGAACAAATAAACCCACCACCCATTGTATCAATTGTAGGCAATATAGATTGAAAAAATGATTGTTGTAATGTCTGGGTTGAAACGAAACAAACTTCATCCCAATACACACAAGTAGCGGATTCACCACGAATACCACCACTGGTAGTAGCAGAACAATAGACTGTTGTGCCATCTTCAAGTAATAATTCTGTTTTATTGTCTCCAACTTCTCCAGATAATCTAAACATTCCTGGTAACTTCTTATACATAGTGACAAATCGTTTAAAGTTATTTTTAGCTGTTTCTTTTTTATTTGCCAAAAGACAAATATTAGCGCCATTTGTAAAAGTAATCAGCCAAAGAAAAAATATCATAATAATCGTAGTTTTTCCCGATTGTCTGGGGGATAATAAAACAATATAGTGATCTTCCCAATTATCTTGAATGTCTTTTAATATTTTCTTTTGAATTGGAGCAAGAACTTCAGATGCGATTAACCATCCTTTTTTTGGATTTGGATGTTTAATTTTAACATATTTAATAAATTCTAAAATATCTTTGGAAGATTTTTTATAAATCTCTATTTCTTTGTCAGTTAATGTTTTTTTAATTTCTCTATTTTTTATTCCAGACATTATTTAGATTCTTTAATCTTTCCACCATCTATTAAATTTAAAATACTTTCTTTATCTCCTCGTATTCCACCTTCACTATCAATAGAAGTTTCTTTTTTTTCTTCTTTTTCTCTATTTTCAGCTTCTGCTAATTCCAACATATTATTAATCTCATTTTCTATACAATTTTTTGTTTCTATGAGATTATTAATTTGTTTAAGAACATTAGAAATTCCATTTAAATGTGTACTATCAACATTTTGTCCCTTATTTACATCATAAAGCTCTTTATAATTATAAACTATTACATTATAAAGTTCTAAAGTTTTTTCAACAAATCTATTGACTGTAGTCTGATTAAAAAATTTGATTAATCCAGCTTGAATATCGAAGCTATTTCCATACTCCTGCATGAAGACTTCTAATCCAGTCTTTCCAGCTCCACCTAATTCTCTAATTCTTTGTTCTTTCCATTCATTATCTCTTAGCTTTAATTCACCAGAAGCTAAGTCATAAGATTCTTCCCATTTAATTTCTTCTAATCTCCATTTAGGATCATAAGTTGAATGTTCTGGTTGGGTTCTACACCATATTTCCCAAAATAAATCATGATAATTTGGAGTAGAGGAACATATAAATCCACCACCCATTGTATCAATTGTAGGCAATATAGATTGAAAAAATGATTGTTGTAATGTTTTGGTTGAAACGAAACAAACTTCATCCCAATACACACAAGTAGCGGATTCACCACGAATACCACCACTGGTAGTAGCAGAACAATAGACTGTTGTGCCATCTTCCAACAATAATTCTGTTTTATTGTCTCCAACTTCTCCAGATAATCTAAATATTTGGGGTAAACGTTTATACATAGTGACAAATCGTTTAAAGTTATTTTTAGCTGTTTCTTTTTTATTTGCCAAAAGA